ACCAAGCTCGACCAGCAGGCCAATGGCGGCTTCGTCGTTATTCTATTCGAGCTGCTGGCGGCAGTGGCCGAGCACCTGGTGCAGCAGGCGTGCACGGTGCCGGTGGGCTTAGAGGCGCAGTTGCGCGGGCTGGCGCAGCGGCTGCTGCCCTACTTCCCGAGCGAGCTGCGTAGCGAGCGCTTTACGCATGAGCAACTCGCCCAGGTGCTGCACGAGGAGTTTTTCAGCCGGCCCGACGTGTGGCGCTGGCTGACGGAGGAGGCGCAGATTGGGGGCGAGTGGGTCGAGTACTGGGCACGGGAGATTACCTGGCGCTTTTTCAAGCCGGAAGCAGGGCCGCCGGCATGACGCTTTCCCGCCACTGGTGGCGCGCTCGCCTGAGCGGGGCCGCCCTGCTCGCCGCGCTGGTCGCGGCCCTGAGTCATACCTAGCCGTAGGGTGCCGCCCGGCCCCGCTACTGCTCACTTCTCTTTTCCCACCTCTTTATGTCTCAATCGCAAGTTCTCGACAAACCCGCCCCACCCGCTAATGCGGTGCATGGTACCCTAGAAAGCCTTATTCTCTATGTAGTGCTGGTATTGGCGCCCATCGGGCTCAAACTCGCTGGCCTGACCCGCGTGGCCACGTGGTCGTGGTGGAGGGTCACGGCCCTGCTCTGGCTGCCCTGGGGGATACTGGGCGCGGTAAGCGCGGTGGGCTTTCTGTGGTACCTGGCCAGCCCCAGGCCCAGCCGTGGCTGAGCTACCCAGCTGGCCCGCGCTCTTCACGCCCCCGGCCGAGTTGCTGGGCTGGCTCGATGAGCAAAGCCGCCTGCACCAGCGCGACCCGGTGCAGCTGCGCCACTTGCAAGCCCTGCGCTGGCTGGTACTGGCCGAGCTAGACCGCAAATGCCCCACAGGCTTCAAACCTGGAATGCCTGTGTGGCACCCCTAAAACCTGCCTCGTCCCAAGTGGGAGGAGCCGCGCCCTGGGTGGGAATCCGGTGCGCTCTGCCGGCCTCGCGGCCGGACGAGGCGCTATTGCCCAGCTACTAAGCTGCGCCTTTTTTTAAGTACTTCCTTCTATACCAATTATGTACCGTCCTGCTTTTGTTCCCAAGCTGCGCATTAATTACGATAAGACCTGGGCGCGCCTCACGCGCTTCTTTAAGCAACCATCCCTGGTGCAGCCGGCGGCGACGCCCGCGCACCTAATTGAGGCGCTCGCGCCCCAGAAAACGATTAAGCGGCCACAACTCAAGGGCAATGTGTTTCACACGCTCAAAGAGATTGTGGCCATTTTTATGGCCGACTGGAACCGGGCCAAGGCCCCCATCAACGTGGCCATCCAGACCACGCGCACGAGCCTGGCGAAGCGCTGCCGCAACCGCGACCCGAAGACGAGCTACCGCCACATTCTGGCACTCGTGGAGGGCGGTTTTCTGCGGGCCAAGGTGCATATCAAAGGCGGCTTGCAGCTGCTCATCAACCCCGACCTCATCGTGTTCGACGCAGCCGAAGCTGTGCAGAAAATCGTGCGCGAGCACAACCACCCGGCCGTGCCTGCCGCCGCTGCCTTGTCACCCGCCGAGGGGCTGGCCAGCCTGCGCGCCATAGCCCAAAATTTAGCCCAAAACTTCTGCCGGACTACTTAAAAAACTCAAAGCGGGCATTATGGTAAGCTTTATAACTTGAGACCCGCCATAGATGCTATGAATGATAGGAACGTCGGTTTTCGGACGACTTATCCACACCACCCTTGTCGATAAGCAGGGGCTAGCTGAAAAAAAAAGAAGGGGCGGGCCGCGGCTGTCGGCCCGCAGGTGCCTGGCCGGCCGCTCGTTAGCGGCTGGGTAGGGGCCGCTTTTGCCAATTTTTTAAAAACCCACCCACGTGGCCCCGATTCCCACCCCCGGCCTGAGTGCCAAAGCGGCCCGCGCCGCCGACAAACAAATCCCCTTGCTGAGCCTCATGGCCAAGCTCGGCAAGGTGCCTACCGGCTGCGCGCCGGGCGGCAACTACTACTACCACTCGCCCTTCCGGGAGGAAAAAACGCCCTCCTTTGTGGTGTGCGCCCCCAAGAATGTGTGGGTAGACTTTGGCGAGGCCCCCGAGCCCGGCCAGAAAGCGGCCGGTGGCGACGTGCTCAAGCTGGTGATGAAGCTCGCTGGCTGCGACCTGCCCACGGCCCGGCTGGTGCTGCGCAGCTGGGCCGCCGACCTGGCCACCCCGCAGGAGCTGGCCCTGCCGCCGCTGCCGGCCGGCGAGACGCTCATCACCGGCCAGCTCACGTTCCGCGACGTGCGCACCGAGCCGCTCGACTGGGACGTGCTGATAAAGTATCTCACCAGCCGGGGCATCGACTGGGGCCTGGTGCGCCAGAGCGAGCGCACCAAGGCCCACTTGCAGCAGATTTTCTACCGCCTCGACAGTAAGCCCCGCGAGAAGCCCTATTTCGGCCTGGCCTGGAAAACGAGCGCCGGCTGGGAGGTGCGCAATCCCAAGTTCCAGGGCACCATCGGCAGCAAGGGCCTCACCTGGCTGCCAGGCCGCGAGCCAGGCGTGGCCGTGTTCGAGGGCTTTATGGACTACCTGAGCGCGCTGACCTACGCTAAAACGCCGTTTTTCGCCTGCACGGTGCTCATCCTTAACTCGGTGAGTTTGCTCGCGCAGGCGCTGCCCCAACTGCTGGAGGCCCCCAAGGTGCACTGGTACGGCGATAACGACCTGGCCGGCGAGCGGGCGCTACGCGTGCTGCGCCAGGCCTTGCCGGCCGGCCGCGTGCAGGCCCATAACGAGCTCTACCGCGGCTACAAAGATTTTAACGACTTTCTGACTAAAACCCCGCCCACCAAGCCGCTGCCCCTCAACCGGGCCGAGCCCAGCAAGCTCAGCCAGACGGCCAAATACTGGCTCTGGGTCGAGTTCGACCGCCCCAAGCCGGGCACCGCGCCCGCTGCCGGCATCCGGCAGAAGTGCAGCTTCTACTCGTGGAGCAACGACGCGCACGGCTTGGAGATGCTGCGGGTGCTGCGCAACCGCATCGGGCACCAGCTGGCCTACTACCGCCTCTGTGAGCGCACCCACGGCCGCGAATACAAGATTTTAGAATGGGCTGGCATGCGCCAGCCGGTACCAGTAATCCCTTCACAATCAAATCAAAATGAAAATCATTCAGGATAAGCGCCCGCTCGGGCAATTTAACTACCCATTTCGCCTCACTTGCTGCTATTGCAAATCAGAACTGGAGGTTGAAGATGGTGATGTGCAGGAGAGGACTGGGGACAGTGAGCGTGGGCAATTCACCTATTGGTTTCTGAACTGCCCGGCATGTAATACGCGCAACCACTTGAGCCCAAGTAAGAAGTGAAGCTGCCCCACCTCGACCAAATCGTGCTGCTCGAGCGCGGCGAGGCTGGGCTACTGGCCCGGGCGGTGGCCGTGCTCGTGAAGGACGTGACCCAGGCCAAGCGCCCGGTGCCCTACGTGGAAATGCTCACTTTCACGCCCTTTTGCAACCTGGGCAAAAAGTTGCTCCAGCACCACCGCCGCGAGCAGCTCACGCCCGCCCGGCCCAAACGCTTCCCGAAGCCCAAGCAGCTGCGCGTTACCTACGACCAACTAGTGGCGCTGCACCACCGCAGCTTCGCGCTGAATTACTGCAATCTCTCGGAGGAGGAAAACCTGCAATTGCGGACCATCCTCGGTAAGTTTCAGCAAAAGGCGCTTAATCTGAGCCAGTGGATACGCTTTGCCAGCTAAATCTTTGTGAAGCCCAGCACCTGAATGGCCGCCAGTTGGCTGCTGTTAACCCGGCCTTCCAGCACCACGCCCGTCGTGCAGGTGCAGGCATTGCAAACGGCCGCGGGCGCGGCTTGGGTAGCATGGGCTTGGGTGAAGGCAATGCCCTGCTGCACGAGGTAAGTCGTCGCGACGGCTTCGAGCTGCTGGGTAGTAGTAGCCTGGCCCCACTTATCGGCGCACTGGGTCTGGGCATAGCGGACGGCGATGGAGTCGGCCTCGGGAGGAGCAGGCTCAGAGTTTTTCTTGCAGCTGGTACCAGCCAGGAGGCACAGGCTGCTCAGCAGCCAAACGGTGAGTCGGGGGAAGTTCATCGGAAAAGGAGCGAGATAGTGCTAGTAAGATATCTAATACGGCGGCTTTGGTTGCACCCGGCCCGGCAGAAAAGTGTACCAGAAAAAGTATTCCCGATTTTACCCCTCTTTTCCAGCCCATCCGGGCACATTTTCACGCCCCGTTCTTGTAGGGGAGAAAGCACTAGCTTTTTATGGTACAGTTCCCCCTCATTTTCGCCCGCGTCTCCAAGCTCACCCAGGACTGGGCGCGCCAGGTGGCCGACCTGGAGCCAGTGTGCGAAAGCCGGGGCTGGGGCACTCCGTATATAATAAGCGAGAAGGGCAGCGCCAGCAAGCGCCGCAACTCGCAGCGCCCCGAGGTGCAGCTGCTGCGTGAGCTGGTGGCATCCGGCAAGGTGAGTCACGTGCTCATTACCGAAGTCTCGCGTTTGAGCCGCCTGCCCAGCCAGGCCCACGCGCTGCTCGAAGAACTCACGGCGGCCGGCGTGAGCATCTACCTGCACCGCTACAATATCGAGACGCTGCTGTCCAACGGCCGGCTCAATCCCATTGCCTCGATGCTCTTTGCCCTCACGGCCGAGTTTGGCCGGGCCGAGACGGAAGACCGCGCCGACCGCATCCTCTCGGGCCAGGCCGAGGCGCGCAGAAAGGGCAAGCACCTGGGCCGGCCGGCTGGCACGAGTTTGGAAGATGAGGATTTGCTAAAGAAGTGGCCGAAAATAGCTAAATTGCTTCGGGGTAATCGGTCGGTTCGGGAAATTGCACAATTGGAGGAAGTCTCTGCTACTACGGTGCAGGCCGTGCGCGCCGCTTTGGTGCGCAAGGGTGACCTTAAAGCCCGAAAAGCCGTGCCGGTTGCGTCCTAACTACCATACTGCTTCTCTGGTAGTTTTGCCCTGCATTCCTTTTCTGCTAGTTGTGAAAAACCCTACCGTTTACGCTATTCCGGTGCTGCCGCACGTGCGGCAGTTTATGTTGAAAAAGTTTGGGGGCGCGCAGCCGCATCCGGTGCACCAGAACACGTTTATGGGCCGGGTGGTGCGCATGAAAGTGGAGAAGCAGCCCTTTCGCCAACTCAACCGGGCCGAGCAGCCCCAGGGCGCGGTGTACCTGCTGAGCCTGCCCACCTCGCTCAAGCATCACACCATCACGCCCGAAGCTGCCAAGCAGATGGGCGAAATGTTCGATAAGCTCTTTCTGGAGCAAATGATAATGTTCGTGCTGGGCCAGGTAGTGGCCACGCAGAACGAGCGCCAGGCCCTGCGCTCCTTCTGCCAGCTCTACGACATCGACCCCTCCCATGCCGACCTGGAGGTACTGCGCAAATGCTACCGCGACTACAAGGATAAGGTGCTGAAAGAGAACGGCTGCTACGAGCTGCTCTATAATCCCGAGCAGCCGCTGTTCCGTGATTACGCGCAGCGTGATTAAGGCCTATTAATGGGTAGGGCAGGGGTGTTCCTTTGAGTATGGCAACACCCCTTCCCGACTTTATTCACTACTTCCGCGACCTCACGGCCGCGCACGTGGAGCTGAAAGGCTTCCAGCACGGCCCCGTGTCGCGCATCATCGGCGGTGCCCGCAGCGAGAACGAGTACCCCATGCTCTGGCTGGAAACGCCCACGCTGGGCCTGCTCGACAAGGACGGTACCGCGCCCTTCGGCCAGCGCAGCTCGGCCGTGGTAATCCTGCAAAGCGTGCCCAAAGACGACTTTGCCGCCCAGGACGCGGGCTGGGCCCAGACCGAAATCATCGCGCTCGACGTGCTGAGCCGCCTGCGCAAAGCCCACAAGGCCCGCGAAATCAGCTTCGGCAGCTTCGACGGCTTGCAGCTCGAGGCGGTGGCCACGCTGAGCCTAGCCAATGAAATCGGCTGGCGCTTCGAGTTCAGCCTTGGCGACTACGTGTGCCTGAAATACGACGCCACCCGCTGGAACCCCTAAGCGCCATGATTTTAGAAGTAAATACCACTTGGACAGCTAGCACCTCCAACGGCACTGGCGGGCGCACGGCCACCGGCACGGGCCTGGGCTTTGATACGAGCACTGGGCAACTGGTGCCCTTCAACCAAACGAAGGTGCTGGCCCTGATTGACCCGGTACCGGCCGGCGTACAGATGCGGCCGGGCGACCTGATTCATGTCGTCTGCGTCAACTTCACCCTGACCGAGTACCGGTACGCGGGCAATAATGCGCTTACGACCAACGTCACGCCTAATAGTCCGCAGTGCGGCTACGCGCTCCCGCTCACGTGCGACCTGCTCGCCGTGACGGTGAGCCAGGTGGCCACGCCCACCGGCGCGGACGTTACGGCCGCGTTCACCGGCACCGTGAACGGCTTGGCTTTGTATCAGCTCGACGGTGGCACTGACCAAGCCAGCCCGTTCTTCCCAGGCGTGGCCGCTGGCCAGCATACCATGCAGGTGCGCGACGATGGTTTGGCCGGTTGCTCGCGCTCGCTCACCTTCACCGTGGCCCCGGCGAACTTGCTGCCCCCGGCCCCGACCGGCCCGAGCCGGCGCATCGACTTCGTGGGCCAGCCGCTCTGGCATCACATGAGCCTGCCGGTACTGGCGGGGGCTAAAGTAGACCTGGAGCTGTGGGTGGAAAGCGCCCATGGGGCCGCGGACTACGCCCGGGTGCTCACGCTCAGCAAGCACGCCGATGCCCAGGGCGAGGTAGCCTTTCGCCTCGATACGCTGCTCTGGCCGCTGCTGCGGGCCTTCGTGCCGGAAATTGCCTTGTCCGTGGCCACGCAGGTGTGCACCACCAACCTGCTCGACTACTACGTGCGCACCACCGTCACGCCGCTCGACCCCCTGCTGCCGGTCTTCTACGGCATTCCCGAGCTGCGCACGGCCCTGCGCGGCGGGCTGCCGGCCGAGTGGCAGGGCACCGATTACTTTACCCTGCGCGAGCAGCTGCCCCAGCTGCCGTTCCTGACGTGGCAGCCCACCGGCCCCGGCCTCTACGCCGACCAGCAGGCCAAGCCCATCGTGGCGGGGCAGCCCGAATGGCTGTTCTTTCTCTGCACCCCGAGCCTTGCGGGGACGCAGCTGCGGGTGAGCCGCCGCTACCGCATGAGCGCCACCGCGACCCCGGTGGTCGATGTGGAGGGGCTGACCCCGCCCGCCGGCGACTGGCCGTACCAGCTGCTGGCCATTCCGCTGCGCGACACGCGCCCGGGTTTTGCCACGCTCACCGTGCAGGTGGAAACGGCCACGGGCGACGCCGTGAGCCTGCCGGCCGTCTACGAGTTCGTGGCGCGCAGCGAGCGCACGCGCTTTTTGCTGTTCACCAACTCCGTGGGCGGGGTGGATACCCTGCGCACGGGCGACCAGGCCCGGCTGGAGGTCACGCTCGAAGCCACCACCGAGAAAGTGGAGCGCCCGGCCCGCTGGGGCGCGGTGGCCCCGGCCGCCGACCGGCAGGTGAGCGACCTCACGGCCAGCCGTAAGCTGCGCCTGGCCACGGGCTGGCTTGAGGCCCCCGAACTGGAGTGGCTGCAAGAGCTGGTGCTCACCCGCGAGGTGTGGCAGCAGGTCAACGCCCAGCTGCGCCCGCTCGACTGGAGCAAGCGCAGCCTGGCCACCTACTCCGACGAGCCTGGCCTGCGCGGGCTGCTGCTCGAATGCGATTACGCCTACGCCCCCACCGCTTACGCCCCTACGCCTTATGCTTGAGCTAACTAGCGCCGGCGAGCCGGTGCACCTGAACCCCAGCACCAACGTGCAGCTGGAGTATAATTCGCCCCTTTTCGACGAGGATACGATAAAGGGTAGCTTCTCGTACTCGCTCAGCATTCCGGCCGGCCCCAACGGCCGGCTCTACGGCTGGCCCGAGCGGCCCGACCGTGCGGGGGAGCCGGGGGCCGTGCTGCCAGCCGAGCTCACCGATAACGGGCTGCCGCTGCTCACCGGCGCGCAGCGCATCAAGTCGGCCAGCGCCGCCAAGTACTCGATTAGTCTGCAAGCTGGGCTGAGTGGGGCGCTGCTCAGCGAACGGCCGCTGAGCAGCTTTGCGTACGGGGGCCTGCGCGGGGTACCGCGCTACGTGCCGCTGCTGCCTGGTACCAGTGCGCCAGGACTAACGTTGCACGCCAACGCCGTCGTGGCCAACCCGGCCGCCTACGATTACGTGTTTGCGCCCCTGCGTAATGAGTATGAGTCTACCAATGCTACCCTGCCGCTGGTGTACCCTATCCCCAATACCGTGAACCTGTGGACGGTATTGCCCGTGCCGCTGCTGGGGATGCCAGCGGGCGGTACGTTTACGTATAATATTCAGTATAACATACCCGGCAGCGCTATTCCGCTGCCGCAGGACCAGCCGCCTTACTGCCCGTTTCCGCGCCTGCGCTACGTGCTGCAAGCCATTTTTGAGGAAAGTGGGCTCTTGGTAGACCTCCCTAACCTGCTGCCCGGCGAGCTAGGCGAACTGGTGCTGGTCAGCAATGCGCAAGTGGTTGACAGGGGTACGGCGGCCACGTTTCGCTTTAGCCTGGCTGACGTGGTGCCGGCGCTCACGGTGGCCGAACTACTGGCCGCGCTCCGGCAGGACTATGGTATCGTAGTTTATCAGGATAGCCGCACGCGCCGGGTGCGCACGTGCTACCTGCACGAGCGGGTAGCCGCGCAGGTGCCGATGCAGGACTATACCGCCAATCTGGCTGGCTACCCGGAAGTAACGGTAGGCGAAACGCCGGGCCTCACGCTCACCTACCAAGTGGACGGAGCCGACGAGCTGACCAAAGAGGCCTTGAGCAAGCAACCCGAGGCCTCACTCATTCTGGCGCCGGTGGCTACCGTGGCCGACTTGCCGGCGCTGGCCCTGGTGGCCGACAATCTGCGGACCGGGCAGGTACGCCTGGTGCAGCAGCTCGACACCTATTACGCCTGCACCGTAACCTACCTGAGCGTACTCGACGTGAGCCTGGCCTGGGCTCCGTTGGTCGTGAGCCTGCCGCCCGTGCTGGTAAACGGGGGGGGCGATGAGCAGGCGCAGGCCACGTGCTACACCCAGGAGTTGCCCACGGAATTAGCCTCCGGTACGGGCTCGACTATTCCGCTGCCGGCCATTTCGCAGCCGCCCTACCGGGCCGACCAAACGGAGGTCGAGCGCAGCAGCGCGCTGCGCCTGCTCTTCTACCGGGGCCTCCAGCTGGCCAGCGACGGGGTGATGCGCTGCCCGCAGCTTTCGCACCGCAGCCCGAGCGGCGCGCTGAGCGTGCGCCTGAGCGGGCCGCAGGGCACCTACCAGCAATTGCTGAAGGACTGGCTACCCGTGAAGCTACGCGGCAGCAGCTACAAGGTGCCCCTGCTGCTCACCTCGCTCGACCTGGCCCGGTTCGACCTCTCGCGGTAAGTGTGGCTGGATGGCGTGGCGTACCTGGTGCGCAAGCTCAGCGCGACCGTGCCCCTGAAAAAGGCGGCGACGGCCGAATTGGTGCGGCTCTAAAAACGGGGCCACGTAGTACGGGAATTGCTCAAAAAAGGCGGTCAATCCGAAAAAAATAAATTTGCCAGTTTGTCCCCAGGATTTGCCAGTTTGTCCCCAAGCTCGTCACTGCCGGGCTGGGGGCAAGCCTGGCAGTTGCCCGCCCGGCCCCGGTGGCGGGCTGGCAATTGCCAGGTTTGGGCCGGGGCTGGGCGGGCGGTAAGCGGCCTATTAGTCGGTGGGGGAAAAGTGCTTCTTGGCCCCCATGAAAGCACTATTAGAAATAAAGCGACAGCCATCAGCGAATGGCTGCACCATTGGCCAGCTATTTTATAACGGCAAGTTCTTCTGCTATACCCTCGAAGACGTGGTGCGTCTCGGCGAGCACGTAGCCAATGAAACGGCCATTCCAGCCGGCAAGTACCCCGTCACGATTGAGCGTAGCCCCAGCCTGCGCATCCTCACGCCCCGCCTGGGGGGAGCCGTGGCCGGCCGCGGCGTGCTCCTGCACGTGGGCAACTCGGCCAAGGACACGCGGGGCTGCATCCTGGTGGGCTTTAGCAAGCTGCCGAGCGGTATCAGCATCTATAAGTCGCAGGAGGCCTTCCAGGCCCTGATGGGCAAGCTGCTCGACGCGACCAGCATCGAACTCACCATTCGCTAGCATGCTGCCGCTGCTGCCCCTACCTCCCAACGACTGCCCCACCATCGGGGGCGTGCGGCAGCTGCGCGTGTGGCCGGCCAGCAACGTGCGCCTGCCCGCCTATACCGGCGTGCGCCTGACCACGCCCATCACCCTGCTCGACCCGCAGAATTACGCCGACATCTGGTTTCTGCCCGATTCGGCCGGCTTCGAGGAGCCCGAGAATTTCAGTGAGCAGGGCGACTTCTACAAGCCCAGCTTGCAACTGGTGGTCAGCAAGGACGACCCCGACCTGATGGAAGCCATCGAGCGCCTGCGGGCCGTGCGCCAGTTCGTGGCCGTGTACCGCGATGCCAACGGGCAGGTCAAGCTCGTGGGCACCCCGCAGCACCCGCTGCGCTTCGCGGCCGGCCTCGAAACCGGCAAGCGCCCCGGCGACCGCAACGGCTACCCGCTCAGCTTCACGGGCCTCACGCCCCGGCCCGCCCCCTTTTACTCCATGCTGCTGCCCGGGGCAGCTCCCTTCCGCCGCGCCTTCTCGGCCGGCTTCAGCTTTGGCTTTAAATAAGATGACGCCTCTAGAACGCAATGACTTACACGCGGCCGTTGAGCAGCGGTATCCCGACAACATGACCCAGGACATCACGCCGGAGCTGCTGCGCGACGGCCTGCATGACCTGGTAGACTCCTTGTTTGTGAAGGCCACGGACGTAACCCCCACGGGCGGGGTGTACCTGCGGCTGCGCAACGGCAAGACCCTGTGGCACCTGGGCAAGGGCGTGCGCGATAAAACCAAGCTCTGGCTGCGCAAATTCGGCGCGGGCACGCTGCCGGCGATTCTGCCCGAGCCGGTGCTCGACCCCAACCGGCCGCGTACCCAGGCGCCGGGCACGCCCTTTTCGTTGCACCCTGCCATCGGCGGCCCGGCCACTGGCCCGGCCGCCATTGCCGAGTACACGCGCCAGGTTTCGGATGGCGGGCACTTCCTGCTCACCGGAGCCGACCTTGATAAGGCCGCCTACCCGGTGTACCAGGGCGGCAATTTCTACGCCACCACCGTTACCAGCCAGCACAGCCAGCGCGCCAGCGTGCGCCTGCCCCGCACCGGGGCGGCCTGGGATGCCACGCTCACCTGGGCCTCGACGGCGGCGGGCCTCAGCGAGCCGGTGCTGCTCAACACGGCCGTGCTGCTGTGGGGCACCGAGCAAACGGCGGCGGGCCTGACCTTCAGCATCTACGGCCGCAACCTGGCCCACGGCAACGTGGACGGCGGCGCGAGCTACGTGGCCCTCCAGCCCGTGGGCGGTGGCCCGGTGCAGGTGCTCACCGGCAAGGCCCTCGACCCCTACTGCGCTGATTTCGTCACGCCCGCCAACCTGGCCTTGGGCGACTACTACTACTGGCCCCACAACGGCCACGGGGGCGACTACGGCTGGGGTGAGCGCGGCGTTATTTCGGTGGTAGCCACGGAGAACCACGTTAAAACGCACAACTTCGGCCCGGCCACTTACGTGAAGCTGTCCAAAACGGACCCGGCGCTCAACGTGGCCACTATCAACGCGGCGTTTCAGCAGTACCGGCACTTCTGCACCGACGACGACACGTTCCCCATCAACGCGCAGCTCTACCCGCGCGATAAAACCAAGTGGAGCTGCGTGAGCCCGACCGGGCGCACGGTCATCGAAGCCACCAGCTGGGCGAAGACCTCGCAGTACCTGGGCATGTTCGGCTCGAACTCGTGGTACATGGGGATGATGGAGCGCATCAGCTTTATTGACCCGGGCGACATGGTGCCCTACAAAACCACGCCGGGCTTCTACAACCAGTCGCTCATCGACCTGCGCCGGGGCACCGGCCAGACGGGCAATGCGCACATCTGGCTCCAGGACGTGGAGGCCACCTGGTTGCGGCCCTACTACGAAATCAACCTAGGCTCGTACAACATCCCCGAGGAGGCCCAGTGCCTGCACGTGGAGGGGGCGCGCCACTTCTTCGTGGATAATTTCCGCAGCACGGGTAGCGGCAACCACTTCGGCAACTGCGGCCAGGTGTTCATTGAGAACTACACCCATCGCCTGCGCAACGGGGCCGACCACACGCTCTACGGGCTGCACGTCAACGGCTTCAGCGTGCGGGGCTTCGACTTCCAGGACGACGACCCGACCAGCGGTGACGGCCTGACGCGGGGCGCCGGCCGGGGGCCGAAGTTCGGCGGGCAGGGCGGCAGCAACCAGCACACGTACCTGCGCGACCTCAACGGCCGCCTGCTCGGGCCGCTCTTCACGGGGATAAATCCCTATTTCGATAGGAACCAGGGCGAAATGTGCCTCTACGAGGGCAACCGGGTGGTGTGGCAAAATATGGTCGTCTCGGCCACGGCCACGACCATCACGTTCGCTGGCCCGGTGCTCTCCAACCCCGCCGGCGTGGCCAACGGCACGACCAGCCCCGACCAGCCCGCCGCGGGCGTGCTGCCCGACTACCATCTCTTGTGGATTGGGCGCGGGCGCGGCATCGACCAGGTGCGGGGCATCAAGAGTGTGAATGGCAACACGATTACGCTCGACAAGCCTCTGCGCGTGATACCCGACGCCACCAGCTTCGTGCAGGTGGGCACCTTCACGCGGGGCAACACCCTGAGCAAGGTCAAGCTCACGGGTAAGCGCTTCATTGTCGATGATAACCAATTTGGCATCCAGTGCGCCATAAATTTTTATGGCGGCATGTTCGACACCATTGCGGACGATTTCGACGTGACTGACACCCGCCACGGCTTCATTTTCACGCCCACGGTGCACGGCGACGGCGAGATTGATACGGTGGCCTTCTGCCAGATGCTCAACAGCCGCTTCAACGGGCAGCGCTGGGTCGAGCGCTACGAAGCCTACGGCAAGGAGGAGAAGTTGTTCTGGAGCTTCGGCTGCTCGGGCCTGCGCAACATTCTGGTGGCCAATATTGAGGCCATCAACTGGCTTGAAGCCCGAGTGGTATTCAAGGTGGTACGCGAGACCTCGGAGCTGGCCACGTACTGGCGGCCGGATGCGCCGCCCATCGACGGGCTGGTGCGCGACGGGATGCCCGTGGTGGCCGGCTACCTCAACGACTACCGCACGCCGGCGGGGCCGACCAAATTTCCGCCCATCCCGCTCGTGGCCGGCGTGGTCGAGGGCTTCGTGCAGCAGCCGGTGCCGGCGCTGGTAGCCCCCACCGCGCCCGGCGTGCAGCTGGTGAGCAGCGACGAGATTGGCCCGCTGGAGCCGCTGCCGGCCGGCGCGAACGTTGACCCCCGAAACGGCGTGCTCAGCTACCTGGGCACTGACCCGGCCGTGCTCGTGTACGTTGACGGGGCCCAGGAAATCCCGCTCGACCGCACGCCGGTGGCCAGTGCCAGTATCCCGGTTGCGCCAGGCGTGACCTACACGGCGGGCGCGGGCATCAACATTACGAACGACGTTATTAGCGCCACGCAGCTCACGCCCGCCCAGCAGGCCCAGGTGCAGGCGCTCAACTCGCCGGTTTATCTTATTTCAGCTGCGGGCCTAACGGGGTACGCCACCCTGGACGACGCGCTGGCCGTGGCGGCTAAGCTGGTGGATAGCACGCTCTATCTAAACCGGTTGTACCTACGCAACAGCACCAGCGGCGCGGCAGTAGGCAGTAATACCGTGTTTGGCGGTGGCCTGGCACTTGACCCGTCGCAGCCGCTCGACTTCAGCGGCGCCCGGGTATATCAATATAGCTCGTCGGGCGAAACGCTGGTGCTGACCGATAACGCGCAGTTCTACCAGTCAAAGCTTACGCTGCTCACCCTCAACGGGCAGGAAGTGGCCTTGCACGATACCGGCGCTACCGACCTGGCAGGCATGGGCATCGTCTATCTGTACGGCAGCAGCCCTGACCCGGTAAACGTCGCCGCTGGCATTCAGGTAGTAGACCGCCGCAGCGGCGGTGGCGGCCCGACCTACTCAGCAGGCGTAGGCATCGACATTACGGCCGGCGTGATTAGCACGCAGGAAACCAGGCGCACCGGCACCGTGCTCTCCTTCACCCAGGACGCCGACTACGACGAGTTGCTGAGCAGCACCTTCACGGTGGACGTGACCAACCGTAAAGGTGGCGTAATGGTCAAGGCCCTGCTCGGCAGTAACTGCGCGCCCATTCAGCTCGACCCCAACGTGTTTGAGCGTCTGGGCCGCAGCAGTTACCAACCGGGCTTCGCGCATTGCTACCTGTTTTCTACCAGCACCGCCACCGGGAAGATTCAGTACACCGTTTCCCCTCGCTTCTAATGTCACGTCGCGCCTTTTTTCTCGCCACCGTGCAGTCCGGCTACTCGTTGGCTTATCCCACCAGTCCGGCCACAAAACGCGTCGTCAACATGGATTCACCCCGCTGGCGGCAGGCTGGGTATTGGGAACACCTGTCCGCCAGCAGCCGCCCCGATATCGCCTTCCCGCCCGGCGGCCAGGGCACGGCCCGCTACGCCAATGGCGACCCACCGCAGGGCACCACGTACCAGGAGCTTACGCTGGTGAGCACGGGCCAGCCGGAAGAAGGCGTGCGCCTCTACGGCTACGCCGGGGCCGGGGCCTACCTGCTCGTGTACCTGGATGGGGAGCTGGTACAGACGCTCAACGACACGGGCTTTTACGCCAGTATGCACCTGCTACTTATTGACTTATTTGACTTGTCGCCTGGCACCCACACCGTGCGGGTGGAAAAAGGCAGTCTACGCGACCAGTACGATAGCTCGGTTGGCGTGGCGGGCGCGGACGTTTACACCTACTCCCTTTCTTATCCTTAAACCATGCTACTCGAACCCGTACTAGCCCCCTTGCACCTGGCAGTCACCGACCTCGTTTTTGGCGGCAACCGCATGAAGCAGACCGCAAAGGCCAAACGTCTGATTATTGATTTTGAGGAGGATGGCTGCTGCCGCGTCAACCTCACCATGCTGCCCGGCCGCTACGAAGTAAATAACGATGGCAGCGCCGGGGCACCCGTGCCAGCTGCCTATTCCAAAGCGGAGCCGGTAGTTGTCACCGGCGACGAAACAACGGCCGTGGACCCTACGGACGGGTTTCCGCGCTACCGGCAGCTAACGGAAAGCTCGGCCACCAACCTGCTCACCGGCCAGGTCGAACAGTTCGCGGCGGGCCAGGACTGGAAGGCGTTTCTGCACGCCAAGCCCGAGCCCCTCATGCTTCAGCACCGGCACCTGGGCTTCATCTGCGCCCGCCAGGAAATCACGCTGGCTGATATGGTATTCGCCTATATGACGCAGGCCGACGCCGCCCCCAGCCGCTTCGCATGATACTGCACTTTCCCGGCTGGTACCTGCTGGTGCTGCCCGTACTGCTACTGCTCGGGGTGGGGTGGAAGGCGTACCGCGTCTGGCGGCGCTAAATCCGTCCTACGCGTGGCTTCCGAAAAAGGCAATCATTGTAAACCACCCCGCCAGGTGGTTTACAATGATTGCCTTTTATGTTCGACCTACTTGCTAGCTCTTGCTGGGCCCTGGAGTCTAAGTTTTACGGTGTCGCCAAGGCCGCTATTTATGCTCGCCTCGACCAGGGCCTGCCGGCGCTCGATGCCAGCGAGGCTAAGCCCCGCCAGTATTCGCACATGGCCGACGGCTACCCCACCATGTGGGTTACCCAGGCCGGCCAGCTGGCCGGCCTCGACGTGCAGCCCGAGGGCCACGGGCTGAACCTGGCTTCGGGTATTGCCCAGGTGCTGGCCGGCCGCAGTGGCGGGGCCAGCTCCGCGAACACCAGCGGCTCGAAGGTGGCCGTCATTCCGATTCAGGGCACCGTGCAGAAACGCGGCGGCTACTGCTCATTGGGCACCAAAGACTTGGTGGCGCACATTAACGCCGCCAACCGCGACCCCGAAATCTCGGCCATCGTGCTCGACATCGACTCGCCCGGTGGGCAGGTCGATGGCACCGAAGAACTGGCCCAGGCCGTGGCCCTGAGCGGCAAGCCCGTCGTGGCCTACATCGATGGGCTGGGCGCCAGCGCCGCCTATTGGATTGCCTCGCAGGCCAGCCACATCTTCATTAACAGCGCCTCGACTGCTTACGCTGGCTCGCTAGGCGTGCTGTGCATGAACATTTTCCAGGGTGCGTACCTAGAGAAACAGGGCCTTAAGGTGGAAATTCTGCGCTCGTCGCGGGCCGTGGATAAGGCGCGCCTGAACGGGGTCGAGGAAATCAGCCCTGAGGTGCGCGCCGCCGTGCAGGCCGACCTTGACCAGATTGGCGAGACGTTCATCGAAGCCGTCACCAAGGGCCGCGCCGGCAAGCTTAGCACCAAAGAGGACGTGTTCACGGGCAAGGTCTACAAGGGCTCGGACGCCAAGAAACACGGCCTGGTCGATGCCATCGGCTCGCTGCAAGACGCTGTTAATCAAGCCGCCAAGCTTGCCCAGACGGGCGGCGGTAAATCCGCTTCATCTTTTACCCAAAACTTTAATTCCGCATGGCAATCAAGTTCGCCAGTATCCTAGCCGCTCTCGGCTTGGGCTCCACCTCGGAGGCCGTGACTGAGGCCCACCTCGAAGCCGCTGACGCTAAAATCGCGCAGCTGGAGCTAGACAAACAAGCCGCCGACGACAAAGCCACGAAGGCCGCGGCCGACCTCAAAACCGCTCAGGATGAGAAAACCAAAGTCGCCGGCGATTTGAAAGCTGCCTCTGACAAGGTGGCCACCCTCGAAGAGTGGAAGAAAAACCAGGCGGCCGTTGACGGCCGCGAGGAAGACGACAGCAACGACCTCGACGACGAGCCCAGCGAACCGCTCGCCTCGTGGGAGAAAGCCTCGGCCTCGGCAATTGCCAACACCAAAAAGCGCCTGGGCGAGAAGTAGGCCGCCCGGCAAGTAATTCATTTATCACCCTTTAGCTTAAGCTTTCCGGCATAACTAGCATGGCAGCACCAGCAGTAGACTTCTCGGGCCTCGGCCCCAAAATCCAGAGCTATACCCTGCGCGAGGCAGAAACGCTCCTGACCACGATGCTCATCACGGACCAGTCGTTTCTGGACTTCATGGAGCTGTATCCCGACGTGACCGACCAGCTGGCGCTGACCCAGATGTTCGTCTCGTCGGTGCTCCAGCCCGGTGGTAAGGACACCTTCGACCCCAAGGGCACGGTGCAGTTCAAAAACCGTATCGGCCAGGTGCGCGATTGCAAAATCGACTACACCCTGACCCCCACCATGATTAACGCGATGTGGAAGAGCTACCTCGGTCGCATCGCCAAGAGCAAGCGCGGTGACGTGTACGACGTGCCCTTCCAGCAGTACATCATGGACAAGCTCGCGGAAAAGGCCAAGGAGGAAATGCACCTCGATGCCGTGTTCAAAGGCGTGTACAACGGGGCTAAGAAGCAGGCTAACCGCGTATTCGACGGCTTGTTGCCGTTGATTTATAAGGCGAATCTGGCAGCCGGCCAGATTTTCGCCGGCGCGCCCGTCACTCAGAGCAACGCCATCGACCAGCTCGAAGGCCTGGCCGATAAGGTGCCCTCGCACCTCATCAACAAGCCCCTGGTGATGCTGGTGGAGCCCAGTGCGGCCAAGTTCTACAACCGCGACTACCGCGGCACCTTCGGCGGCAACACCAACAACACTGGTCCCTTCGAGCACAAAACGCTCGACGGTACCAACATCACGATTGTGCCCGAGCCGGGCCTGGCTGACACGGGCGGCATGATTTGCACCCTGAAGAACAACCTGGTGTGGCTGACCGGCCCGCTGGGCGGCGGCCCCAACTCGTTCATCGTGGAGAAGAACCGCCGCAACATCGACATCATGGCCGACTTCCAGGCCGCGCCCGACTTCGCTATTGCCGAGTATGTGTGGGTGAACGATGCCGTGCCCACCAAGGGCAAGGCGTACATCGACGCGGAAGCCGCTGAGCCGGTAGTCTAGCCCGCTCGCCCCGGCCGCCACGTGGCGGCCGGGGTCTTAGGCGCAAATCACCCGTTGGCATCTCACAATTCCCAGCTGCTTAGTCCTTCACTTTTACTACTATGTGCACAGTAATTCCCCTCGTGGCCATTGAGGCCGACGATTGCCCGAACCCGGGCGGCCTGACGGATATCCACGTTATCCGTCGGCGCGACATCGATGTGTTTCCCGCCGTGGATGCCGATGGTGTGACCATCAGCGCGGCCATCGTGCCCAAAACGGGTAAGAAGTTCGTGCCGTGGGCCTTCGCCCAGGATACGGGCGAAATCAACCACGCCAGCTCGGGCGACGCCGGTACCCAGAGCATCAAGCACGAGCTGAACGTGTACGTGCCCCGCGGCGACGCCAAGATTGATGCCGTCATTCAGTCGGCCCTCAACGGCGACTTCGTGGTAGCCGGCCGCGACAGCAACGGTAACCTGCGCCTGGTGGGCGACGAACGCCGGGGCGTGAAGTTCGAGCACGACTATAAGTCGGGCAAGAAGGGTACCGATAAAAACGGTACGGACTTCAAATTCAGCGGCGAAGGCTTCACCCACGTGCCCTTCTACTACACGGCGGCCCTGCCGGTATAGTAGCACAAGGTGCCATTTCTCACGTTTTATAAGCCACAGTCATGAAGCTGACCAAGTTTAAGCTGGTAAACCACGAGGGCCTTACGGGCCTCAACTACAAGGGCCGCACGATTGCCTTTGATAAAATCGACGACAAGCTGGCCGAGGAACTCATTGGCAAGACCCACGTGCTCGAGCGCGTGCCTGGCACCGAGCCCGCCACCACGTCGGAGGCCCCGGCACTGCCGGAGGCCATTGGCGATAAAAAAAAAGCCGAGTAAAAGCTAAAGCCAAAAGCTGATAGCCGTCACGAAAAGCCTCACCTGAGCCCAGGTGGGGCTTTTTTGTGGAGACCTTCAATACGCAAATTATCTATACTAGCTCACTAAAAACACCCTAGCAATACATGCCTATTCCGGTTGACATCCTGCTTTCCAGACTCCAGCCGTTGGCTCAGTACCTGGCTAAAGGAACTGATATTGATTCAGGCTTGATGGACGTGTTGGAGAATGCGCTACCCGAGAAGGAGGCCCTCAAAGTGGCTAAGCTGTTAGATAAATTGCTGCAAGAGCCCCGGGGCGCGCAGGTGCTGGTACTGACCATGACCTACCTGCTCGATGAGTGGCTGCGGGAGGGTGACGACCGGCTGAGCCGCATTAACAAGGACTTAGACCCCTATACCTGGCTGGCTAGTAGCGACCACCGGGAAGTGGTGCAGACCTTCCGCGAACTGCTCTAAATCCGTCCTACTGGCCGGTTGCCCATTCCGATAGCTTTGATTTCAATAATCCTGAAATCAAAGCTATTCGCTAATGGAACATGAATTAGAAGAGGTATTTACCTGGCTCGAAGCTGGTGCCGCGGCCGACTACCAGGCCGGTGTGCTGGTGCTGCAAAAGCATACCGGCAATCGGAGCCTGGTGAACCTACTCCTTAAAAAGGAATCGGTAGGCAACCGCGATAAGCTTGTTTACGAGCTAATTAAAATAGGCTGCGAGGGCCGTATTGAAGATATAAGCGAGGTGCTCAACCACTTCGCCCAGGCCGTGCAGGGTGCGGTGGTGCAGGCGGATGCTCAGGTAGTGGAAGCCCTCGGCCCGCAGCTGGAGCCTGAGCAGCCCGCCCCGGCCCACGTGCCCGACGAGTTGCGCCCCCAGGTGGACGACCTCACGCAGCTCATGAGCAAGGTGTACGGCCAGCGCGTGCAGCTGAGCAATAGCCTTTACGACCTGCTCGAGGCCGAGACGCCTGCGGTGGTAGCCCAAATTCTGGCCTTGGAGACGCAGTACAACGCCCTGGCCAAGAAGCGCAGCAATGTGCTGGCCGGCGAGCCCGCTGCCCCTGAGCAGCCCACTGCCCCGGCTGAGCCGTTCGCGCCGGAGGCTGCTGCACCTGGTGCTACCGAATCCGCGGCGCCTGGCATCGACCGGGCCGAATTGATAAATCAACGCAACTCCCTGCGCTCGCGCATTTCGAAAGCTAGGAAAAGCGCCGAAACGGCTAAGACGGAAGCGAAGCGGAGCGAATACGCGCAGAAATTGGGTAAGCTAGAAGTAGAACTGCAACAGGTTGATATGCAGCTGAAGGCATGAGCAAGCTCCTACTCCTCGTGTTCCTGTTGAGCCTGGGGCTCGGCAGCTGCTCATCCGCCCGGCATAGCGGGCAGGCACCCCGGCCCTGGGTTCGCTACTACCACCGCCAGCAGCGCAAGCAAGAGCGTGCGCGTCGCCAGCAAGTTAAAACCAACGTCACGTGGAGCAAGCTATAAGCTGCGGCTCGTTCTGAAAAGACGAAGCCCGACTGGCAATTGCCAGTCGGGCTTCTATCAAATCACCCTTTGGCATCTCACAAACACCAAAGGACTGCAAAGCTACGCACGTAAAACCGTCCTACTAGCGCCTTGAGCGGGATTACATCTTGAGTGGTGTAATCCCGCTTTTTTATGAAACAACTGAAAGGCAAGCCTGATAAACTTGACAAATACAGGTCGCACCTCATGGATGGGGCTGACCTCAAGGAAGAGGAGCTAGCGATGCTGGCTAAATACCGAAAGGCCCACGGGCTGCTGTGCCTAGGCTTCAGCCGCAACCAGGTGCTGGCCACGCTGGAGAAAGAATACGAGCTGAGCCAGCCGCAGCTCTACGCCATCGTGCGCGAGAGCGTCACCCTCTACGGCTCGATTGAGGAGGTTGATAAAAAGGGCCAGCGCGTGATTGCGGTTGAAAACTACAAGCTGCTGGCCAACCTGGCCCGCAAGAATGGGGACATCGGCAACGCCATCAGGGCTACAGAGCTGAGCGACAAGCTACAAGGGCTCTTTGAGCCTGAAAAGAGCGTGCTCGATGCGAAAGCCTTCCTCATCCCCGTGCCCATGAATTTCAGCACCGACCCGGCCGTCTATCTGGCTCAGGAGACAAATGCTACAGAAGATACTGATTACGAAGACGTAAGCGAACCAGAAGATGAATAAAGCGAGAAACACCCCAGGCCGGTTTATCTACGTTAATGAAAAGCAGCGCCAGTTCTTGGCGGCCACCCAGAAGCGCCGCACCTTCGTAGGTGGTCGGGGCTCGGGCAAGACTACCGTAGCTGGCCACCAGACGCGGGTCGAGATGAACTACCTGCCCAGGGCTAAGGGCTTTCTGGCGGGCCTGACCTACACGCAGCTCACCAGTAATACGCTGCCGGCAATGGAAAAAGCCTGGTACGACCACGGCCTGCGCGAGTATGACCCTAAAACCGGCTTTGGTCACTACGTCAAGGGCAAGCGCCCCCCATCTGACTGGATTAAGCCCCACCTGCCCCCCAGTAACTACGAGAACGTCGTTTCCTTTCTGAATGGCTACACCATCCAGATGCTGAGCATGGACCGGGCCGAGCTAGCCCGTGGTGGTAACTACGACTTCGGCCACATTGACGAATCGGCGCTGATGAAGGAGGAGCACGTGAACAAGATTCTGCGCCCCATGATTCGAGGTAACATCCACCGCTTTCCGCACTACCTGCACCAAACCTTCTGCGACTACACGTCGGTTCCGTGGCTGCCCTCAGGCCAGTGGGTGTTCAAGGTCGAGGACCTGGCCAAGAGCGAGCCCGAGAATTATTTCTTTCTCGAAAGCACCGCCTACGATAACGCGACGGTGTTAGGTGAGAAATACTTCCGCGACCTGCGGAATAGTATAGACCCGCTGGAGTGGGACGTAGAGGTGATGAATAAGCGCCTGACCAAACTACCCAACTCGTTCTACCCCAGCTTTAATGACGAGAAGCATGGGGTATGGAAAACCTTCACCTACACCCACGACGATAAGACCGGGCTCACCCTGGCCATCGACAGCGACCGCGACCCAGCGCGGGAACTGGAGCTATCGTTTGACTTCAACGCCGGCTTCACGTCGGTTATCGTGTGCCAGGAGAATGGCAATGAGTTTCGTAGTCTGGATGCGCTCTGGGTCAAGCAGAGCGAAACCACCGTGCTCGACTCCCTCGTGACCAAGTTCTGCGATACCTACGAGAGCCACGAGCGCAAGCACGCCGTTATCTATGGTGACCGTAACGGTAACAACAAGCAGGTGGGTGCGAACCTCACCTTCTACCAAACCATCCAGCAGGGCCTGGTTGCGCGGGGGTGGAACTCGGTGCTCATGGTGCAGGGCCTCGACCCTGACCACCGCCTCAAGCACATTGCCATCAACCAACTGCTGGCCGAAACCAACCCGCGCCTGCCCGTCATGCGCTTCAACCGTAACAAGTGCAAGTATCTTATCATTAGTATTCAGCAGTCCCCTATCAACCCCGACTGGACGAAGAACAAGAACAGCGAGAAGGCTGCCATTGAGCAGGAGCGCGCGACTCACCTCAGCGACTGCTTCGATAACATCGTGTATCGTAAGTATGGCCACCTCTTTGGCCAAGCCCAGGTGCATGAGCCGGTCTACTTCCTTGGTCGAGGCTAGGCTACCTGGTACGCGAGGTGGCAATTGCCACTTGCCAACCACCAAAAAGGGCCCTGGCGATACCGTCAGGGCCCTTTTTGGTGGTTGGCCACCCCCCAGAGGCCATTCATATAATCACTCAAAATTGCCCTTTTGGCAATTGCCAAATGCTAAAGGGCGCGCACTGCCGCGTGGGTCACGCAATAAAATTCGGACGCTTGGCGGCGCGTTTTGGCTGGTTTTCCGCTAGTTGCCTCGCCAGTACGCAATAATTTATTTTCGTCCTACGCGCCGGGGGGCGAAAGTGGCAATTTGAGTTCCATGCTACGGACTCACATTCACATTCGCACAGTACTGGCCGATATAGAACTACCAGGCGGCGACGGCCAGCCGCTGGCCTTTTCCATCGGCTATTGTAAAACCAATGGCCAGCGGGGCAGCAAGCCGGCGGTGAAAAAAGGCGGGCTTTCGGGCGTGGGCGGCCTGAGTACAGCCGGCCCCGAGGGCCGCAGCGCCTTCCGCTACAAGGTCAAGGAGAAGGGCACCCTGCAACTCGTGGACTGCGCCACGGGCCAGCCCTTTGCGCTCAAAATCAATCTACTCACGGAGTACAACGGCCGGCGCATTCTGCACGGGTAAGCGATGAAAGCACGGCAAATCAAAGAATTGGATGGTGGGCTGTATATCCTGCCCGGTGCCAAGGCCATCGTTGAACTCACCGGCAGCGACAAGGCCGAGGACGTGAACTTCGGGGGCCTGGTGCTGAGCAGCGGGGGCCTCAAGCTCGCGCCCTGGGGGCCGGACAACCTGCAACCGCAGAAAATGCTGGAGCTGGTGCACAACAACCACCTAAAGCCCCAGCTCATTACCACGGGCCGCGATTTGGTGCTGGGCTCACGCCTGGGCGTGTTTAAGCGCACCATCGTGGCCGGTAAGGAGAGCGTGGAGCCGGTGCTCGATACTGAGATGGAGGACTGGTTTGAGTCCATCGACGGCGATTCCACGCTGCAAAGCCTGGCCTTCAACCTAGAAACGTTCGCCAACTACTTCAGTGTGTTCACGCTGGCGAGCAAAAGCTACGTGGAGGCCATCCAGAGCTTCGACTGCACCATCGGCCGCGCCCTGGTCACGACCAAGCCCAAGCCCGACCGCTACGCCTTTCACCACGATTTCCGCAATTTCAAGGCGGCCGAGGCCAAAATTCTGCCTGCCTTCGACCCGTTGAACCCGGGCAAGTACGGCGAGTTCGTGCTGCACGGCCGCGACTGGACGCCGGGCCAGAAGTACTACGACATTCCGCCCTACTGGGGCACCCGGAAGTGGACGGAGGTCAGCAACAAGATTCCGCGCTTTCACTCGTCGGGGCTGGACAACGGCTATAACGTCAAGTACCACATCAAGATACCGGCCGGCTACTTCGACCAGTTTGGCGACACGCCCGAGAAGCGCAAGGCGGCCGAACTCGAACTCATGGCCAACATGAACGAGATGCTGGCCGGGGTCGAAAACACCGATAAAGTATTCGTCAGCAAGTTTATGATGGACGCTAGTGGCAAGCCGCTGCCGGGCTGGGAAATCGTGCCCATCGAGAACAAGATGAGCGACGATGCCTATACGGCGGTGAACCAGCAGGCCAACATTGCCCACACCTCGGGCCACGGCATCGACCCCTCACTGGCCGGCATCGACACGGGCAGCAAGCTCGGCGGCTCGGGCTCCGAGAAGCGCATCAGCTACCAACTGCACATCGCCATGCGCACGCCCCAGAAGCGCAAGATTCTGCTCAAAACGTTGCAGGCCGCCCACAAAATCATGGGCTTCGACCCCGCCCACCGCTTCGGCTTCGTGGACGTGGACATCACCACGATTGCCGAAAACCCCAAGGGACAGGAGAAAACCGCTAATAAAGGCCAATAAAACGATGCTATTCAATACTGTAGACGAAATAAAAGTATGTACTCCGTCCGTGTACAGGAGCCAGGCCACGAGCCTGCTCAGCTACGTGGCCACGGCGGAGGCGCTGCACCTGGCGCCCGTGCTGGGCGCGGGGCTGGTGTACCAGCTGGGCAATCTGCCGGCCACGGGCGCCCCGGCGCACCTGCTGGCCCTGCGCGAGCAGCTGCGCCCGGCCCTGGCCCATTACGTGGTGCTCGAAGCCGCCCCGCTGCTGGCCGTGTCACTCAACGACCAAGGGGTAAACGAGGCGAGCGCGGCGGGGGCCGCGCCCTCGCGGCAGTGGGTGTACAACAACTTCATCGAAGCCGCCAGCGCCACGGCCGATAAGTTGCTCGACCTGGCCCTGGCTTGGCTCGACGACCACGCCACCGATTACGTGCAGGAGCTGAACTCGAAGGAGTACCGCTCGCGCTCGCGCCTACTCATCGCCAATGCGGCGCAGCTGGGCCTTTACCTGGCCACGGGCTACAGCCGCCGCTTCTTTCTGGCCCTGCTGCCGACGCTTCGGCAGGTGGAGGAGTTTGAAATCTGCGACTTGCTGGGCGAAACTCTGCTCGAAGACCTGCGCGATGGGTTGGAAAGCGGCCTGGCACCCTCGGCAGCCACTAAGAAGCTGCTGGGCCTGGTGCGGCCGGTGCTGGCCCACCGGGCACTTGCCCAGGGCATTTTGAGCCTGAGCGTGGCGCTCACCGGCACCACCCTGCGGCTGCTCTCCGACAACGAGGCCGTGCGCCAGCGCCTGGCCGCCGATGAGAAGGCTATTTCGGCCCTGAGCCAGCAGGCCACGGCGGCAGCCGATAAGTGGCAGGCCAAGCTCGCCACTTATCTCGATGCGCAGCGCCCCACCGAGCCTACCGTGTTGGCCGAGTTGCACGACAACCGGGGCTCTAAAAGCTTCATGGTCTGATGCTGCGCGTTCTTCTCACGATTGAGTTCGTGCAGCTACTGGCCATCGTGGCGGCGGGCCTGAGCGGCTTTGTCGAAAAGCATATTTGGTCACCGGCCTACAGCTACTACCTGCTGCTGGGGCTGGTGGTGCTCGACGTGCTGACCAACAACCTGGTCGAGGGCAAGCCCCTGCGGCCGCGCAATCTGGCCCTGCGGGTGCTGGGCTACACGCTGCTCATGGCCTTCGCCCACGGCTTTGGCGAGCACGAGAAGGGTCTGTTTTTCATCCCGCAGCTGGTGCTCGCGCCCTTCGTCTTGGTGCATATGCGCCGCCTAATCATTTCGCTGGGCAAGCTAGAGTGGGTCGATAGCGATGTGGCCCAGCTACTTGGCAAGCGCATCACGGCCCGCGCCGAAGCCGAAACGCCGGCACCGGCACCAGGGGCTACCCCCGAACCCACCCCCGAACCTGAGCCCGCTGCCTGATGCGCACCTTTCGCCTCGCCGACCGCCCCCACCAGGTGCCCGGCAGCTGGGCCGAGCTAACGCCCGCCCAGCTATTTGCCGCCGCGCCCTACCTGAGCCAGGATACCGTGGCCGGCCGCCACGCCGTGCTGCGGGCCTGGTGCCCCCAGCTGCGCGATAAGGACGTGCGCCAACTCACGCCCGAGCAGCTCTGGGATTTGCTCGACCTCGTGCGCTGGGCCTGGGCCTCGGAGCCCGATACCCAGCACGTGCAGCAGTTCCGCCACCGGGGCCGCACCTACCACCTGCCCGAGCCGCTGCTGAAGGATGCCGTGGCCATTGAGTACGCGATGGCCACCGTCTTCTTTCACCAGTTTGCCCACCCCACTAGGCCCCAGGTGGGGGCGCTCGACCAGCTCGTGGCCACGCTCTGCCGGCCGCTGCACCCAGAGCTGGCCGCGCTGCAGGAAGACCCGGCCTGGGACGGGCAGCGCCGCGAGCGCTACAACGGCAAGCTGGCCGAGGCCCGGGCCAAAGAGCTGGTGGATGCGCCGCTGGGCGTGAAAGTCGTGGTGCTGCACCATTTTCTGCACGCGCAACGCTTTATCCACAAGGCTTATAAAGACCTGTTCAAAAGCAGCGGCCCCGCGGCCGAGAGCCCGCCCGGTAAGCCCGCGCCCCGGCCCACCAGCGACGGCACCGAGCTACTGGAGCTGCTGGCCGACCTCGCCGAGCGCGGCCTCTACGGCACCTACGACCAGGTCACGCACACCCAGCTCCACACCGTCTTGTTCAACCTGGCCAAACAGGCCCGCAGCCGGCGCGCAGCCGAGAGAGAAAACCGATGAAACTATCCGCTACGGGGTTAGCCCTGATTAAGAAGGAAGAAGCCTTCGTGGCCCGCCGCTACCTGTGCGCCGCTGGCAAGCCCACCATTGGCTACGGGCACGTGATTCTGCCGGCCGAAGCGCGCTACAACACGGCCACGCTCACCGAGGCCGAGGCCAGCGCCCTGCTGCAAGCTGACGTGGATAAGAAGTACGGCGCCCACGTGGCCAAGAGCCTCACCCGCGCCGTCACGCAAAACCAGTTTGATGCCATGGTGTCGCTGTGCTTCAACATCGGCACGGCGGGCTTCAGCAAGTCGAGCGTGCTGCGCCTGGCCAACGTCGGAACCACCGATAAGGTGGCCGTTACGGCTGCCTTTGGGGCCTGGAATAAGGTCACCAATCCCAAAACCAAGCAATTAGAGCCCAACAAGGGCCTTACCCTGCGCCGTGCCCGCGAGGCCGCGCTGTACCTGTCTTAACCGCTTAATTCTACTAAAATGCTCGTAAAAGAACGCGATATCGCCTGTTTCTGCGGTGGCTTCTCGGCCGCCATCGTGGCGGGCCTGCTCTTGCTAGTCCTGCTGCTGGGCTCTGTGAGCTGCACCAGCAGTCGCTCAGTTGCCCCGGCCCACGGGCCGGCCCTGGTAGCCCCCAGCCCCGGCCTGGTGCAGCGCCTTGACTCGGCGACGCTGGCCGGCTGGCTGCCCACCGACCTCACCGGCCTGCCGGCGTACCTGGTGCCGCCCCCGCCCGGCTCGACTGCTAAGCAGCGCCGGCAGTGGCAAAAAGCCCAGGCCCAGAATCTGGCCCGCGCCGGCGTGCTGCCGGCCAAAATCAAAAACAGCAGCGTGGCCACCGCCCCCGGTGCCACGGCCATCAACCGCCCGGCCGCGCCGGTAGCCACCAATGGCAGCACCGCCACCGATGCCCGCAAGGCTGGCCAGCGCGGGGGTGGGGGCGTAGCCACTGCTCCCGCTGCTTCGGCCTCGGCCATGGGAGTAGTCAGTAGTAGCAAGGGAGGATACTGGTGGCTATGGCTAGTAGTTGGACTAGGCTGCTACCTGACTGGTTGGCGCTTTGGCCGGGGACGGTGGCTGTGACGAACTGCCTGCTTCATTATTCCTAGGTTCGCTAACTCTTGGCACGCACGGTTAAACCACTCACACTCGGGCGTAGTAGCCGAAAGAGGAGTCACCACCCGAACTCTGCTAAATAGCTCCTGGTGCGTAGTCGGGGTAAACCCAGAGAAGGGTTCGGAGCCGACAGGAGTAAAGACTTCATAGCCGTCTTCGACAGCCGCCGCAACAGTTGCGTAGAACAAGATAGGCTCCTGGGTGATGCGTAGCCCATAGTCCGGCGGCAGCAAGGTTCCGATTGGGGCGAGCTTGCCTAGCGTCGTCAAGTAGCAGGGACTGGTAAAGGGCTGTGGGCAAGTTCCCTCCAAGGGAAGCCGCATCAGATGCGCATGCTGTGCGAGCCGCGTTGTGTGGTAAGGCCATACGGGCTCTGATTGCAAAAGATAAGATTTAACGCCCTGTGCTTGCAGGTAGGCCTTGACTACCTGTACATCTGCCATATTACAGTACAGGCAACAGCGTTCCTGCTCCAGAACGGAGGTCACAAATAAGCCTACTGGGCAGCCACGGCACAACGCTTGCGCGTGTTCAGCAGAAGCAAACGTATAGAAGCTACGATATGCCGCTGGTTCCACGCTGCTCACCAGGCCGCCGCATAAGCTAATGCGCAGCGCATCTTTCCGATTCAGCCCACCGGCGGCATACAGGGCCGCTGCCTCACCGCCGCTAATACCCAGTGTCGCCTCTGGAACGACACCCTTCGCCCGCCATAAGTCTACCAAGGCTAGTTGTAAGGTCGTCATCAAGGGCACCACCCGGGCTTCCTCCTGCCAAAACAAGGGGTCAGGAGCCTGCTCAAAATTTGCGAGCAGCGAGGGGCCGCCTAGCTGCTGCAGCAGGCGCTCGCACTCCTGCACGGTAGCTCTAAATACCGGCTCCTGCGCGTAGAGTTCTCGCCCCATGCCCGGCCAGTAATTCATGCGGCCGCCAAACACAAATAGGTGGCGTGGTGGGCGAAGCTGCCAAAATTGTCGCCGTAGGCGGCGAAGGGTTGACTGTAGAAAGGTAGGAAGGTAAGGGATTAATTTACTGGGTAATGGGAAAAGCATATTGGACAATAATGGCTTACTGAACTATAGAGAAGACCAAGTGAAGATAATGCTGATTGCCATAAGTGCTTAGGATAGTTATTTGGCTGGTAGATGGTCAGCGCCAAGATAGCCCTGCGCCGGATGCTGCTCAGGTAGCGCGCTACGGCTTAGCTTATAAGTCAAGTGTATATGTAAAAATCCGGCCTGAGACAAGTGGGGCTTTTCGAGTTATGAAAACAAGCTTAGCCCGATGGCCATGTGCAGTTGCGGTAAAATATTATAGGGAGTAAAGGCAAAGCTTTTCATTTATAGCATTCGCCCTGTCCAGCTAATTACCGTATTGTTAAATATGGATACTATCACCTCTGAGGAAACCCCGGCAGAGCGCGTTGCGCACGTGGTGCTTGACTACTACCGGCAAACGGACGGCTTTGCCGGTGCAGTCACCAGTTTAGAGCGCACGGACTGGTATATGGCCTTGCCGCAGGCTGGTAAAGACGAGCTGCAGCAACTGCCGCCCGCCCAGTGGATTGATTTGCCTGCTTTTAAGCGGTACCTGCTGGAAAAAAGAGGCCTCTCGATGCACCGCTATGTCGCGCTGCACCTTACCCCGGCGCAGCTAACGCACTGGGTAGATGATGGGGATGGCAGTGTACGGGTAGCCTAACGGCCAGGCCACTGCCCATAAAAGCGACGGCTTAGACAAGCCCCCGCTCCTTAGGAAGGAGCGGGGGCTTTTTCGTCCTACCCCTGGGCTGCCGATTCTGCCAATTTGGGAACATGGCAGACTATCAAGACGCATTTAGGCGCATCCTCGACGAGGAAGTGGGCGACTACGCCGCCCGGGCGCTGGAGCTGCTGGCGGCGGCTATCCAGGCCAAGGGGCTGGTGCTGACCGAAGACCTGCTCGACTCCCTGCGCTCGCAGGTCACGGCGGCCAGTGCCGAGCATGTGGCCAGCATGGGCGTGCTGTTCCACCAGTACGGCCGCATCAAGGACATGAAGGGCATCACCCGCACCAAGGCCCCGCCCATTGAGGCGATTGAGGACTACGTGAAAAAGGTGGGTCTGAGCAAGTTCGATTACATACCGGGCTACACCGACCGCTCAAAGGTGCTGCCCGTCAGTTCGCGGGCCATCAACCGCATTGCCTGGGGCATCGCCCGCGCCAAGCTGCGCGACGGCGAGCAGGGCCGCCCCAAAGCCTGGTTCGCCAAAACTTTTTATTCCAGCATCAACCGCTTCATCGACGCGGTGACCACTCGCTACGTGGCGGCCACCGGCACGCACCTGGCCGCAAGCATCAAAATCTAACCAATGGCACAAGTAAGACAGGATAACGTCCAGATAAAGCTGGAAATCGACGGTTCGCAGTCGCGTACCGAACTCGACAACCTCACCCGCAAGGCCCAGGTGCTCCAGCAGGGGCTCAAGGGCCTCAAAAAAGGCTCGGAAGAGTACGTAGCGGCCAATAAGGAATTGAGCCAGGTCAATGCCCGCATGAAGGAATTGCGGGATGAAATCGGCCTCACGGCCCTCACCAGCGGGCAACTCAAGGCGATGGCCAGCCAGCTCAACCGCGAGCTGGCCAACCTTACGCCCAAAACGGCCTCGTTTGCGGCTAAGGCGCAGGAGCTGGTCAACGTCGAAAACCGACTGGCCCAAGTGCGCGCCGAAGCCAAGGGCGTGCAGCAGGAGCTGAGCGGCGCCGGCGGGGGTGTAGGCGATTTCATCAAAAAGGCCGTGGGCTTTGCCGGCATCCAGTTGGGCGTAGAAGCCGTGGTGGAAGGAGCCAAAGAACTGGGCAAGGAGATTTTTGCTACCACGGCCAAGTTTGAAACCTTCGAGGCGGTGCTGACCACGGCCCTGGGCGATAAGTCGGCCGCGCAGTACGCCATGCAGCAGATTGCCGACCTGGCGGCCAAAACGCCGTTCGCGGTCGATGAGCTGACAGCCAGCTACGTCAAGTTCGTAAACCGGGGCATCGTGCCCAGCACGGCCGAGATGCAGAAGCTGGCCGACGTGGCCGCCTCGCAGGGCAAGAGCTTCGACCAGCTCACGGAGGCCGTGCTCGACGCCGGTACCGGCGAGTTCGAGCGCCTCAAAGAGTTTGGCATTCAGGCTAGCAAGTCGGGCGATCAGGTGGAGCTCTCGTTCAAGGGCGTGACCAAAACCGTAGCCAACACCCCCACGGCCATCAACGCCGCGCTGGTGAGCTTCGGGGAGCTAAATGGCGTGCTGGGTTCCACGGCTTCTATCTCGGAAACGCTGGAGGGGCAGACCTCCAACCTGGGCGACCAGGTAGACCAGCTGGAGGTGCAGGTGGGCAAGGGGCTACGCCCGGCGTTTGTGCTGCTGCTCACGGCCGCTGGGCAGTTTCTCAACTTTCTGCGCGAGAGCAAGGGGCCGCTGAGCGCGTTCATCAATTACTTCCTCGACCTCTACAATCAGTCGCTGGCCGTGCGCCTGGTGGTGCAGGGCTTGGGGGCGGGCTTTCAGAATGCCTACTCGATTATTAAGAACACGCTGGGCTTTCTGGTGGCCGATTTAGTGGCGGCTGGCAAAGTGATAAAGGGTGTGTTTACCCTCGACTTCGGCCTGATAAAGCAAGGCTACAATGAGGGCGCGCAGGCGCTGGTGGATGCCGTTAAGAAAACCGGCTCCGAGATAGGACAGAACTATAAAGGGGCGCTTACGCGGGCCATCAGCACCGACAAGGTGGCCTTGCTGGGCGTATCGGAGGCCGATGCCAAGGCTGCCGCTGACTCCTACGACAAGGCAGCGGCCCGAGTAGGGGCCGGGGCCAAGCAGAAAGCGGCCAGCGACGCAGCCAGGAAGCTGAGCCTGGAAGAGTTGAAAGACCGTGAGGCCAACATTCGCGCGGCCCTGGCCCTGGTGGCCAGTGGCTCAGCCGAGGAGCTGCGGCTCAAAAAGCTCGACGTGGCCGCAAAGCGCGACATCGAGCTGGCCGATGAGAAGAAAACGTCTTCGGAGCGCAAAGTGATTCGCGCTGAGGCCGTAGCTGCCATTCGTAAGCTGGAGGAAGATTACCAGAAAAAGCAGTCGGCTGCGGCCGAGAAATACGCCAAGGAGCAGGCGGAGGTAGAAAAACGCATTGCCGACCTCAAAGCCGGGCTGCTGGCCGACGAAACCGAAAAACGCATCCGGCAGCTGACGGCCGCCGCCGAAAAGGAGAAGGCCACCGCCAAGGGCACGGCTGAGCAGGTGGCCGAGCAGCGGAAGCTCATCGAGGCAAAACTAGCCGTGGACGTGGCTGAGGTGCGCCGGGCCGCTGCCCAGAAGGCAGGGCTAGCGGAGTTGGAGGTTGAGAAGATGACTAGCGAACTAATTAAGAATCAGTTCGACCGTAAAAATGCGGAGATTGATATTGCCGCCAAAGAGGCGAAGCTGAAGCTGCTGGCGACGGATAAGGACTACGCGGTAAAATCGGCGCTTATTGATAAGAAGGCGCTTGCTGACCACAAGGCCAACGACCAGGAGCGGGTCGATTACCACCAGCAGGTACTGGATAAAATCGCCGCGATGGAAGAGGAAACCGCTCAACTAACCCGCGCCCAGAAGCTTAAGGGGGAGGGAGTTACCAAGAAAGACCGCAAAGAAGCTGCTGCACAGGAGCTGGCCGAGAAGATGGGTAAACTCAACAAGGAGGAGCAGGCTGAGCAGGAGAGCCTGGCTAGGCAATTAGAAGACGGGCTAATCTCAACTGAAGAGTTCGAGCAGGCGCAATCAGAGCTTTTTGCTAACTCCCGGGCCAAGCGAAAAGACCTCAACGACCAGTTTGCGGACGATGAGAAAAACCGCTGGAAGTCGGATTTCGCGGAGCAAATGGGCTACATGAGCGAGAAGATTCAGTTTGCGGCTGACCTATTCAAAGATTTCAGTGACATCCAGTTAAAGAAGGAGGAAGTAGATAAGAAAAAACGGTTAGCCTCGCTGGAGGCAGAATACAAGGCGGGTAAAATCAGTAAGGAAGGGTACGAGGCCGCTAAATCGGAGATTGAGGCCAACTACGATGCGAAAACCCGGCAGATTAAGAAAGAGGCCGCTGAAAAAGAGAAGGTTGCCAACATTGCAAAGGCGGTCATTCAAACGGCTGTGAACGTCGTAGAGGCATTTCCGAATCCCTTCCAAATTGCAGCTGCGGCAGCCTTGGGCGCGTTTCAGATAGGCAAGATTGTCGCCACGCCTATCCCTGAGTTTGAGAAAGGTGGTTTCTTCGGCCGGGCAGCGCGCAGTGTGAAGCAATACGCCACTGGTGGGCGCATTAACCCGAAGGCTGGCGTAGCCGACGTGGGCCAGCGCCACAGCGGCGGCGGCATCAAGATGGTGGATGGGGCCACCGGGCAGCACCTGGGCGAGTGGGAGCGGGGCGAGGCGTACATGATTCTCTCCCGCGACACTTACGCCAATAACAAGCACCTTGTCGATGAGCTGATTGATACGAGCCTGCACCGAGGCGGGGCACCCGTGCGCCAGCGCGAGGGCTACTACGAGGACGGCGGCGTGTACGGCAGCGCGCCGGCCACATCCAGTACCACGGCTGCCGGCAACGGTGGCCAAGAGCTGGTGCAGGCCGTGAATCGGGTAGAAAATGCTATCAAAGCCCTGCCTGCCTGGGTGCGGATTCACTGGGACCAAGACGATACGGCGGCCGTTGAGCAGCTGCTGCAGGAGCGGGCTGTTGACCGCGCTGCTGGGCAAGTGCGGTAGGGGTTATGCCCCTGTTTATGCCCCTTTTTCTGTCAAAAATGGCCTTTTAAAGCTTATTAAACAATGTTTTTGTCGCCGGGTGGCGCGGCCTTTTTTTTTGCCCTACCCACTCGAAACCGCTTTAAACCACCGTAAAGGCACTTTTTGCAAAACGCAGTAGGCCAGAGTATGCCACGTTTTGCACCGATTTGCCACCATTCTCTGCCACCACTTTCCTAGCGGTGCGCCGGTAGCTTTCCATCAGCTCCTTTTCGTCGATGCCGAGGTAGCGATTAAAATTGGCCTCCGTCTGGTGGCTCGTGGCCATCATGACCTGCGAGCGCGGCACGCCCTGGTAAATCTTGAGGGCGGCAAAGGTCTTGCGGCCCACGTGCATGCCCAAGTGCAGGCGCGTGATGCCGGCTAGCTCCTGCACCAGGGGTAAATATTTCCAGGGGTCGCGCACCCAAGGCAGGTAGGTGGCCAGGCCCAGCGGGGCATAGCTGGCCAGCAGTTCCTGGGGCTTGAACACGTCGTCGTCCACCAAGGGCAC